TCAAAATAGCCAGCATAAGTATTGGCACTGATAGGATAGCTCTGTCCAGAAGACTTGCTGGAAGCATAAATGGCAGCCCCGCCCAAATTGGAACCGACAGACTTCACTCCGAACCGTCCTTGGGTAGCTGCGTTGAAAGCCACATCCACGATACCTTCCATATCAGACTGCGACACACCGAGTTTTAGGCTACGCGAGTCATTACCGAAATAGTCACCGGCTTTCCAATATAACCGCCCCGAATCAAGTGTAAAACCACCTATTTTACCCTCATAAGCATATACAGTTCCATATATCTTAGCATTATTAGTTTCAATGCTTCCGTCTTTCAATATCTTAAAGTTTCCGTTAGCTGTAACAAGCCCCTCCAACTGTATATTGTCAGCCTTTAACTTGATACCTTCAGTACTGGCACCGATGAATGATTTAAGATTTCCGTCACTGTCAATAGCAAACATTCCAGCCATATCACTCTTCGTAATCAATCCCGCTCCAGAAACAAGATTCCCTTTTCCATCAAAAAGGCCGGAAGCCAACAAGTTCATATCAGCCTTGGTCACTATTTGGGAAGATTCAAGAATGTTACCATCCTTGTCAAAATTACTGGCTGCTATTTTCACCAGAAGATCACTTTGTTCAAACAGTGTCCGATATTTGTAGGTAAGTGCATCCACTTTATTTGTGGAGAATACCAACAAAGAAATATAAATGACACCTGTGAAAGAAAGCTTGAAATCGCCTGTACCATTCCACAATCCATCAAGCGTAAACATCCTCTCGGTATTAGATACTGGAAGTTCTTCCTCATATCCGAACATGGCAAAATCTTCAAATCCGGTTTTATCGGCATTAACAAACTCAATCTTCAAACTACCTGCTTTGACTACACGATATGTAAAAGACAAATACACAACCCCTGGTACTTTCAGCCCCTCACTATTGGTTTGCTTATATTCCGGCACTAAACGAAAATCTTCCAACCGTTGCATAATGTAGCTGTTTCGGATATATGCGTATGGTATCTTTCCGTCTGTGCGTATTTCAGCATGACCTCCCGGTTTTGTCGACAAAGGACCATTATTCGCCCATATCCACTTTCCACCCAATGTCAGCAAAGTTGCATTCTTCCCTGTTGTCCATTTCTCCATACCGTTAGCGAAAGAAGTGTTATCAAAATAACTCTGCTCCTCACGTATTTCTTGGCGCAAGCCTTCTACCGCTGAATGTATTTTTCCCTCTGTAATCTCAAAGCGTGTCAATATATCTTCACCGGTCATTAAGACAAATGTACCTTTCAAATATACGTTATCGCCATAAAGCCCATTTCCTTTAGGTTGTTTGTCGGCGGGAAAGGAACTATCTTTAATACCATCCAAATTACCGAAACGACAGCGCAAACATCCGTTGAAGTTCTTGGCTTTTACTCCGTCCAAAATATCGATACGAGGCTGTCCGTCTTCTGTAGCCGATATACTGATAAGATTCTGACGTAACTTATTCTCTGTATTACCCATCAATACACACTCATCGCCTACAGTTGGGGCTACACCACCAAATTCGGAAACAGGTACTGTAACGCCGTTTACATCGGCCGAAGCAATTTCCACCCAATAAGCCTTGCGAGACGCACCACTAGTAACAGCGCAACGCATCAAGTCATGGACCATAAAATCACATTCCTGCTCAAAAAGGATGCGGTAGTTATTACCTTGGCGAATAACATCCTTTATTTTTCCGTTAGCTGCAGAAACGATAAACTGACCGCCTATGCTACGCACTTTCTGTATTAGTAGTTCAAGGGCTACCAATGATTGCCGGATAGTAGCTTTATCTATAGTGAGATGACTTAATCCGGTAAGCTGGTCTATCCATATCTGCCAGCCTTCACCAATCAATCCATCTACAAACTTGGTACTGCGAAGTAGCTCCCGAATAACAGCAGTCAGAAATTCAGCATTCCCTAAATCATCAATATTGGCTCCTGATTTACCTTGAACGAAATCTCCAAGTTTAATGCCTTTTAAAAATGTTATTAACCCCGCTGCTGTATCGTTTAACTTTTTGCTTACTGCATTGTCCGCTATTTCCTTCAACGTACGAAGCGATGAGAGTACATTCTTATCTGTAAAAGGTCTTTCATCATACTTTTCCAGAACCGTAACACTACCATTTCCACCACCGCCGTTTATAGTGGCCTGCATAGAACTTATCTGTCCTTCTATCTTATCTTCCCATTTCTCTGTTAGATAGTTTGATACGACACACGACAGCTTTCCGGTTTTCAGATTCTTTTCTGTGGAAACAATACGAATGATTCTACTGATATTACGAGACGGTATGCTTACAGTTATCAAATCCCCACACTCTAAGCCACCTTTTTCCCTCATATAACGATAATCCACATCAAGAGTAAACTTTACCCTTTTTTGCGAATAAAAAGCAAGCCAATCCGTAGCTTTCTCACGCAACTTTGATATTGCAGCTTGCTTGTATGCCTCTCCGAGACGAATACCAGTAAAATTAAACTCCTCACCACCTCTCAAATGTTTGGCCGCTGATGGGATAAGAGGTCTGCTTTGAGTCTCCGGGTCAATGGAAGCCAATTCATCTTCTTGGTAGATTAGAGTTATTTTCTTATTAGAATTATCCCACTTAAATTCAAAGGATTTTCCCATTAAATCTCCTGTGAGAAAATTAATACGCGCATCATCGCCAATAGCCAATTCGTCGATATTAAAATCAATATCACGGCATATAAACTCACGATAATTCTCCCCCGTAGGATTCTCAACAAAACCAGTAAAAGAGGGATGAATATTATCAAAGACAATCTTTTTCTCAACTGCCCGATTGGTTTCTGAAAAGTTTTCCAAATACTTTTCGGGCAACATCAAACGTCCTTCTTCATCGCCTTCCCCTGGAGCCATATTCTTTGTTCCACCAACTGGATATACACGGGTAGTAACATCACCACTATCAACGTTGCTTTGCTCTACCTCATACAATCCGCCACCTTGCCCTTGTGTAAATGTCAGATTTCTTTCATTTTCAATGCGTGATACATAATTTATCGTATGGTCATGTACATAATACTCATAGCCATACGCCGAAGCCAACTCTGATAATAAACTACGGCAATCTATCCCGTCAAAAGACAATGTCATATATTCTGTATCAGGAATATTGCCAAGCTGCCACCCTGTATCTACCCCTAAAGGATTGTCATTTGTCTTGTTGACATTCCATATCAACAACTCCAACCAATCCCTCAATTTTCCCGTAAGAGTAACGCGGACGCTTTTGGTTATCTTATTGGTGAGAATCTTATCTATTAAAGTATATTCCGGTGCTTCAAATAAGTATGTTGTAGTATGATTCACAGAACTTTTATCGGCAAATTCAGATGCACGATTAATTTTATATTTTATTCCGCCAACCCTTATAAAATCCCCCTCTTGAATATCAGGAATGGTATCAGTTACCACAGTTACCGATACTTCATTCTTATTCATTATGCCATTAGCCAATATAGCATCATCAGATGCAATACTGGCTACCTTGGTATCAATTCCAGAAACTACACGATATACCTCTAAGATGTCAATCATTGCTGCATTACTCTACATTTTAAATCGAATTCCAATACATGCTTAGTCCGCACTGTAACGGTTATTCCATCTTTAAAATATATTCTCATGCGCTCATTATCTTTCAGAGTCAAATTTCTAAGACCGGGACTAATACACAAAGCTGAAAACCTGCTCATGCTTGAGTATAACCTTTCCAAGCTGCTCCCCAGCATAGTACACTTTAATGTCAATGTGGTAGGCTCACGATATTTATTTTGCATATATGGCAAAGTCGTACCTATCTCTATCCGCTTTCCAATAGCCTCAACACCAGAACGAGAAGATACATAAATCCCAAAATCAGCACTTAAAGAATAGCCATCCATTACGTAGTTATTCCCACCTGACGGATTAATGTCTATTTTTGCCGGAATATAGCTTTGTTGCCAAAATTTTACTTGCACAATAGCCATATTCAAAGTAACATATTCTTCTACAGAAATCTCATCCTTACAGATAACATTAAAGCTACCAAATCTAGTCGATAAACGCCTGCATGAAATACAAGCCTTCTTTAGCTTATCTAATTGGGATTTTACATTTTCAGAGCGAACCACCAAAGATAGAAGTAAAGTCCGGCCATCCAGTTCAATATCTTCTGCATCAACAAACGGTTCAATACCGGTTCCCCAATTATATTCCGTTATTCCTTTACGCTTAGGAAGGTCAAATACTCCTGATATGGCAATACAATCTTTTGTCTGACCTACATAGGGAAAAGCATCGTAAGAAGATATATCTATATCGTCAAGTTTATAACTCATAAGTGGCTCCTTTCCGAACTATTAAATCAGCTCCCGTACAAGTTGCATTGCCATATAGATAAACCGTAACATGAGCACCACTACATTCATCTACGATTATATCTGCATTATCCAAAGCATCTATAATCAAGCGTGCCCCATTGGAAGCCCGAAGATTCAGCTTTGTACTATCAGCAGCCCATATTCGGCACATCATGCGTTCTGTTATTTCCACTACGGCATAACATTCCCCCACAAAGGCTACTTCCTTTTGATTTTTCACATTTACTGTTTCATCGGCATATAATCCTTGTCCGTGCATCATATCTCCAAAATTAGAGCGAATAAATGCACTCGATGGGGTATGTCTTGAAAGACAAAACTTAATATTATCAAAGAAACATCTAATCATCTCTGCCTTGGATTTTGTTTCAGCCAACTCTTGAAGCCCTTCATCGCAGGCTCCGGCAGCACCCGCTAATAATGCAATTCGTTCTTTCAGTTTCATACTATCCTCTCCCATTATAGTTTTTAGTGTTTTTTCTTATTTCATCAAGCTTTGTTTCCAATGATTTGATACCCGTTTTCAGTTCTTCAACAAGAGTTCCGGTATTATCTGCCGTTGCTTTTGTATTATTGTTTATTCCAATAATCTGCACATAAATATTAGCAATATTGGCAAGCTGCGTCCGGCATTCTATAAAATGCTCATGGCTCAAATTAAGCAAAGAACGTATGTCTAAAGCAGACATATTCCATAAACCTACAAGCTGGGAAGCGGTGCCCTCAGTTACCGCAGCCTGCAGCTCACCAGTAACGCCATTCTCCATTTCATCTTCAACTTCGCTATTTACAAGTCCCAACTTCTTCAACAATTCCTGATAACGCCCCAACTGTCCCAATATCTGATCTTTTCCCTGCTGACCCGCTGCAACAATTTGGTCTATTTCCCAGTTGGTAAGTTCAAAACCGCCGGCACTGTTTTCATTAAAAGCATCTGCCATTTTTTGAAACATATCGGACATCGATTTTTGGATTACAAAAACGTCCAGTTGCTTAGATATGACATTCTTCATCAAGTCATTTATCTTTTCTTGTATAGCTTCTTTGCCGTTATCAAGACCATTACATAATCCGTCAACAATACTCGAAGCCATATCATTGGAAAATGAATACAAATCAGTCGTTGATAATTCATCTATAATTCCCTGTCTGAGTTCTTCTATCTTATCCCTATAATCCTCTATTTGGCTTTCCCAATCAGCAATCTTCCCGTCGTCACGTTTTTTAGACCTTTTGCTTTGCTCTGCAGCTATCATACCCTCAGTTTCCGCTATCTTTTGATACAAGTTATTTACCTGCTCTATCTGCTTGCTATATTTCTCACTGCCGATAGCTTTGGCTGTTTCACGTTCCAACTGCCGGTATTGCTTTTCCAAGTTTTTCACATTCTCTTGATGCTGTTTAATTTCCCGATTAGCCTTACGACTTCTTCGGTCAAAGACATCAAATGCAGAAGATATAAGCCCAACGGCACCTGAAATCATAGCAGCCGGATTCATGGAAGCAATACCGCCGGCCAGCTTACCTGCCGACCCAACCATATTGGATATACTTCCAAGTAACTTTTGGGTTTCTTCATCCCCAGCCAATCCCATGTTCTTTAAACCGCCTATGACCGAATCAAAACATTCGTTCACCATTCCAAGCACTTCGGAAGTATCACCAAATATTTCTTTTAAGGATGCTTTCTTTTTAGTCTTATCAGCCTCTTTCTGATATTCTTTTATATGAGTAACCAAGCTGCGGAACGGGTTACGGGATTTGATTTCATTCTCCGCATCTTTCAGCTTCTCCAAGACTTTATCCAGATTAATAGGGTCCAGCTTCAAATCTTTAGCTTTCGACTTGATTATCTGAATAAGATTTTCTATTTCGGAAATGGTAAGGTTATCCAAATCACCGAACAATTTTACCCATTCATCTGACTGCATCAACATCTGTGCATTTAACTCGTTCAAGGCTTTTTCTTTGCCTTTGGTTAGTTTATCTACCAATTCCTCATTTCCTGCTGCTTGAGCAATCTTTTCATCCCATTCTTTGGTTATAGTGTATTCGCGGCTCTTATAATCATCAAGTTGGGCAATAAGGGCATCGTATTTTTCCTTGAGTATTTTTTCTTCATTCACCAGATTCTTAACTTGAGCTTCAGAATACATATTACTCAATAAGTCTTTCTGCTCTTGTGGTAACTGCTCTATGGATGTAGTTGTAGGCTTGAAAACTCCCTTTTCATTATTCTTCTTACCTTTATTCCTTTCCTCCCATTGTTTTTTTTCGATTTCTTGTTGAGCCTTTATCAAAGCTTCTCCATGTTCTTTTATCGCAAACAACTCTTTCTGAAAATCCAAACGGCGCTGAGCTTGATACTTTTCTTCCCCTTCTTCCATTGCATCGATTCTCATCTGTTGCAAATCCATTGAAAATTGTTCAAACAGTTTTCCCTGTTCTTTTTTTGCATTCTCAATATCACCTTTATAATCTTTTTTATCCGGTTCTGTATTAACCACAGTTGTGCCGGTTGTAGTAGTAGTCGTAGTGGTCGTACCAGTATTGACAGAAGTCAGACCTTTGATAAACGGAGCAAATCTCTTTTTTACTTGATAGATATTATATTCGGTCGAATAAACGCTTCTGATATATTCATCCAAAGCATCCACAACCTCATCACTTAACTGCCTATTGCCACTAGCAATGCCTTTCAACAGTTCTCTTTGTGTATCATACAAAACTTTCATGTTTCCCGTTCCGGCTCGTTGCGCTTCTGTCACCTTATCTACAATATTCTGAACTGTTAATTCTACCAATCCGCCGTTGTTTGAATATTGTGAAAGCCCCTTACGTAAATTCTCCAACTCATCAGCCTGCTTCTTTACTCCAGATGTAGCGATTTCATCGGTTGCTTGGTTTTGTATCTGTAAGGCGATCTTTTCTTTCAATGAAGCATTTATACGGTCATAAGCACTCTTAATTTCTTCTGCAGAGGATTTTTCAGTAAGCATATTACTAAGATAACTTCCATACTGTCCGTTTATCAGGCTTATCACTTTCCTTCTCTCTTCTGTCCCTTCCTTAGCGCGAGCCAATGCCGAAAATACATCATCCAATGCTCTTTTCTCTTTCAACTGTAATGCTATGCACTCGTTATAAGACTCATTTAATTTCCTATTTGCCTTCTCTGCTTCACTAACGTATGTTATATGCTTATATATGGCATATCCCAAAGCAGCTATAGCTGTTGCAATAAGCATATAAGGACTTTTAGCCATTATAGCATTCAATGCTTTTGTTTTCATGGCAAGTATTTCCTTTGCCTTGCTGACTATATTAAGCCAGTTTGCTTGAAGTTGCATCGATAGGGTCCACCCTTTAGCCAATCCCTGTTGATACAACTCAGCTTGCGCAGCGAGCAATACCGCAACACGATAACTTCCCCACGCCGTAGCACCTACTACCAACAAATCTTGCAAGGTAGATAATGTGTTTACCAAATCCCCATTAGAAAACGCATTATTAAAACTTTCGGCGATACCGGCAACTTGCTTCATTATTTCCTCGCCCATTGGCCGGAGTGCCGCAGTTATATTATTACGAAGAAGTACCAACTGATTTTCAGTACTATCATTCATCTTTTTAAAAGCAGTTTCCGCAGCTCCAGCGGAATTTCCCAACTCCGCCAAATCCTTAGAGGCTCCCTTGGCATTCTTTCCGGTAAGAGCCAATGCAGCTTGCAATGCTTCATCAGTACCAAGCAACTCTTTCATCTTGGTTGCAGAACCATCAGCTTTATCGTAAATCAACTGTAATGCTTCTTGGAATGTACGGCCTTGGAAAGCTGCATCTCCGAGTTGGTTAGCTGTACCAAGTATAGCAGCACGTATCTTTGTCATGGCTTCCGATGTCGGTACACCTTGCTTAGTTATAGTAGCCACAGCAGCCAGTACATCATCAAGGCTTATGCCAAATGAAGCAGCAATCGGTGCTGCTTGGGCAATGCTTGTGCCAAGTTCCCCAAACGTGGTCTTACCTAAACGGACTGTAGTAAATAGCTTATCGGACACGGATTTTGCTTTATCTGCCTGCATACCGTAAGCATTCAAGATAGTAGTAATGGCATCAGCAGCCGTTGCCGTTTCAGTCAGACCGCCGGTAGCCGCCTTAGCGGATACCTCTAAAATTTCCATACCATTTGCTCCATCATGACCGGCAGACACGATTTGATACAATGCTTTAGCCGCTTCATCACCGGCAATAGGAATATCACGAATCATATCCATAACACGATTCATATATTCTGTCAAGCTACCATCCACTTCTTTAGAAAGAGTAGCAACTTCAAGCATGGCTTTCTGAAAACGTTTTTCAAAATCGTATGATTCTTTGGCCGCACGAGCAAAGGCTATCCCTGCACTGATACCGATACCTCCGAACACATCAAACGATGTAATTTCATCAGCCATCGCCTTTATTATACCAATAGCTTCCCGACGACTTTTATAAAGTCCGGTATTATCTATGCCTGTAGCAAAATATAATGCACCATCTTTATTCTGAATACCCATAATTCATTTATTTTTAAAATATAAGAAAGCCCCATATCTTCACAGACACGGGGCATCAACCTCTAAAAACAAGACATGAAACAATGTTTCAACATTGTAATATATAAAAACAGGCATTATTTCGCTTTTGCGCCTTCAATATCATAGTACCTCTTCATCCGAATTGTTTTTGTCGGATCATCAAAACTTGGTAACTCAACCCATTCATAATCCACACCTTCGGTTTCTCCATCTTCATCAACTGTCCGGTTTCTTTCTTTCATCACAGAAGCATATTCCTGCATCATTATTTCAATCAAGGAATAACTGCTTTCCATTGTTTCCTTATAAGTCAATCCTAACGAATCATGCACTATAACTAAGAATCTTGCTTGACTGTATCCTGCCAACTTTGCAGATTCTTCTGAGCGGCTATTATCTCCGTCTCTCTCAATGGGCTCACGTTCTGAAGCATCGTGATAGAGTCGCAAAAAGGGAAGTAACCTATTCTAAAGAATATGGCATTGAGAAGTATTCGTATATCTTCCCATGTGGAATTATCTATAAGAACATTGCGAAACCATGCCGGTGGCTCCGACGGCTTATTATGAATGCCCAAACATACAATATCAAGAAGTAACTCTCCATACTTATCCATCATAACCGGAAAATCACTAGTCGGCTCATCAGACTTGACAATCATCTTATCAAGGTCTGCCGGTTCTATTTCAAGCAAAAGAGGTCGCAACTTAAACCATGTCCTAACCGTTATCGGACGTATGACTATACTATCCCCGACTTCCTTTCCTGCCGGAATAGATTTTCTCTCGCTAAAATCAAATGGTATCTTGACTGGTTGCTCCGTTATGGAAGCCGACTCCAATTTAAACAAATTCTTTATGCTCATAAATTTATCCAAAGGGGCTATCCCGTTGTACTTCCGGGAAAACTCCATAATATTCGCGACTATTATAGAATTGTTTCGCCCCTATCCATCAAAAGTTTGTTTCTATAGGCGGACTCGAACCGCCGACCTCATTATACAATGCGCTCTGCCGACTGAGCTATATAGAACCATAGTTATTACTTGGATGCGGTTTTGGCCGCCTTAGCTTTAGGCGCCGCATCAGTAACTTCACGCATAAAGGCAGTTTTGGTTTCCCCTTTTTCTGTAATTGCTGCCTGTACGTACACACGAACCAATAACAACTCTGCTTGTTCTGCACCCGGAGCCTGCGAAATCTTAGCTGCTATCTTACCATTGACAACAGTATAAACTACTTTCTTTCCTTTTTTGGGCAATGTTTCGCATTGGAATGTCTTATTGATTGACGGAATATCCGTAGGCTTATTCCAAACATCCTTTGGAGATAATTCTTCCCCTTTGTCAACGGTTCCACCGGCAAGCAATGCTATTGTATCATTACTTGGAGTAGGAATAGAGAACTCAATATAATCAGTGGTATCTTTTACAAATTCCACATATAAGGGTTCGGTACTGCCTTCAATGTCTATCTTCACTTCCTTAGGGTCTGCAAAGTTGAAAGCAACACTACTTTTGGTGGGTAAGGGAAGTGTGGTAAAATCCGTTCCCGGCACTCCATCACCAACATCTGCAATTCTAATCGCGCCTACGCCCATAGCAATAGGCCTTACCGTTTTTGTTTCTGCCATAATCAATTATCCACTTTTACATTAAATCGAATATTAGTACACATAAATCCCTCTTTTAAATCCGGTATCGGAATACTTAGGAAATCCTCTATTTCTCTACAATTGCCATCATCGCTATTTATCGAAGCAAGAGCCTTACGCACCATACGTTTTAACTCTTTCATACGTTGACGCTGATACATTCCATTATGCTTCAAAGGAACAAACACATTCACATTTACAGGGATTTTATTAATGAAATCCAACTCCGTTAATGATAGATGATTAATTACGATATGTTCGTCCTTAACACCGGCCTCAGATTTGTCTTTATATATGGCAATTCCAGTACCGGCAGCTTCTATCGCTTCATATACGAAATCTATTACATCAAATTCATCCATAAACTAGATTTTTTCAAATACCCTAATCAATGCCTTACGCAAATACTCCTGACATTGGATATATCCCGTAGTAGCCACATCTTTTCCTTTGGCTTCAACATGAACCGCATATTCCATACCGGCAACACCAATCAGTACGTAACTGCCTTGATAAGCCAAAGAAATATCTTCGGCCAACTGTCTGGCTTTGGAAATACCAGTATCACCGTCATTCCCTTTACCGCTTTTCTCAAAGTTTTCAGAAACGGTTTCTCCATCCATAGCTATTATATAACCTACAGAAGAACGAAGATTGCCTGTGCGGTCTGTATAGTTACCCGATTTACGGGCCACTTCTACAAATTTTTCTCCGGCAGCAGAAAGTAATTTAAAAATCCTTTCTTCTGCTCGTTCTTGGAATTTGTCAAACCAGCGGTCTATATCCGCATCCGAAAACAAAGGCGTCAGTCCTGATTTCATACATTTATAATTGAATGGGATTGATACGGTTCCCAGCAAATTATATCCACATCAACATTAAGAGAAGGAACTTGTAAACGCAAATATTTAACATCAATATCAGGACGGACTTTAGTATAGAAATAGCCATGTACTTGCTTTTCGTCGCCAAGGCTGTTTTTCTTCATAACTATGCGCCCATCACTAACGGAATCATATCTTCCCTTTACTGACAGAGTTTTTGTTTCTCCATCAACCCACTCACCATTGACTAATTTTCCGCCAATTTCATAAGTTATCAAGGCAGTATGAGGATATCTGGTTACCATGCGTTCCTTGCCCTTCCCCTAATAATGATTTTCTTTCCTAATTTGGCAGCCTTTTCAGGCTCCCCGTTCTCAATATATAACTGCTTTGCAGTCTGTATATAGTAAGAGCGGGGATGAGAGATAGATAACTTGTTTTCCGTGAAATCCGGAGAATTTATCAGCATGGCATACGTATCAGCGACACATAGACCAACTTGCTTTATATTATCAGTAGTACATTGTTCTTCGGGATTAATACCACGCTTTACAAATACTACCTTTTCCAAGAAGCCTTCCATATCTCCAATAGAGGGATATTCCAGTATCGTTTCTCTGATTGTTGCCATAACTGTATTATTCTTCGTCACCCGGTTCTAAGTTTTCATCATCCACTTCCTGACCCAAGAACTTAGCAGGAATATTATCCGTACCTTCTGTTGCTTCGTCAGAAGGCCATTCCTTACCATCAGCCTGCAAGATATACATAGCTTCCGGGTCATTGACTACAGGAATTGCATTAGCTTCAGCCTTGGTCCACTCCTTGAACGGCTCTTCAGTAGAGAATTTTGTAACCAAGATAAAGTCTTTCTTTACCATGATTGCTTTCTTCTTCAAAGACTCCGAATTTTCAGCCATAATAGGACCGTGCTGGATATTACCAACATTCAAATCCTCAAGGAAGCAAATACGATGCTTCTTCCATGGGCAAACAGTAGTACGTTTGTGGTTTGCATCTTCAATACGCACAGCCGGATTGATAGTGATAATCTGTGCCGGATATTCTTGTTCAGCCAAATACTCGTTAATAACCTTCTTGGTGATAACGAGTTTCGATGTCTGGTTAATCCAGCCCTTAATCTTATCCAAAGTTGATTTCTGCTTCTTCAATAAAGTGAAATCAGATGTCAGCATAATGATGTATCGCAGACTTACCCCCTTGGCACTTGCTGCAGAAAGTACATCTTCAATATCTTGCAAACCGTCAGCTTTTGCAGCATCAGCCCAGTCTGCAGAAGATTTCTTTCTGTTATCTGCCGGCATACCACAACCTACAAATTCAGTGGTTACAATGCCATTATTATTCTTTGCTGACAAGTTGAAACCTGCACGGCTCATATACTGCATAGCCCACCATTCCATACGGCCACGCACTGCATTATACACAAAATCCTGGTCTTTAAAAGCAAGATTCAGCAACTCCATTTGCTCTGCATCTCCTTGCGCATCACGTTCCAGATTCTTATATTCCTGATAGTCGCTTTCGTTCATGCCACGCTTTACGGCTGTTTTTGGAATATCACCGGACATTTTGCTGATTACTTCCCGCGTCTTCTCTGGAGCGGAAGAATCAAAAGAAACGACATCGGCAATTACCGGAGCACCTTTCTCTCCAACCAATGTTTCCCATTTCAAGCTTGTAACTCTTTTGGGAGTAAAGAAATTAGGGTAATACATTGGTTTTACATGGCGCGAGTTTAAACGGGCGCTCATGTTTTTCTTGTTTACTTGTCTAATTAAACTTCTTTCCATAAATCAATTATGATTTCTTGTTTACGAATCTGATTAACGGCATCAAAGCCTTCAAGCCTGCATCAATACGGAAGGGCATATTACCTTCACTAATGGTTCCACGCACCATTAAGCCGCATGATTGGTTAGCAACAGTCAAATCTACTTTTGACAAGGTTATCACCAACTCAGATGAACTTGTAACAAGGGTTGCCTTTCCTGCCGTAGTCTTCTCTTTTACCCCGACTAATACTTGACCTACCTTTGCTGCGCCAATCGTGGCTTCAAGAGTAATAACATCATATCCGGCATTACTCTTGTCTATGGCTGTAATCTTATCGGATGCACCTTTTAAGCCCCCTCCAACGGTAACAAAATCCCCAACAGCAAACAGATGGCTTTTATTGACTTTTACAGTCGTTCCCTCTGCTTCCAAGGCTTCTGTAACCAAAGCAGTCTTGATTACACGATACCCTCCATTTTCATCTTTGCCGACAACACAATATGGCGGCAATTCGTCCAATGGCATACCGTCAAAAATCGCAGTTCTTAAATCAGCGCGAACAATGGTACCGCCACCGACAACATCCTCGAGCATTTTTATGACCGCAGGATGGTACTGAAATTCTTTTTCTTTCTTAAAAAACATAGCTACAATGGATTAATTATTAATCAATACCGAGACTGGCAACCCCGTTGGAATCCCCAGTACCCTCATCTTTATTCATGATTTCCAACCATTCCTTTTCTGTCCGGTCTTTGGGCTGTGCTACATACGGGCGATAATTGCCTGCGTCCACTTCATCGGATATTGCGCTTTGGCGAATTTCCTTATATTCTTCTTGAAGCTCCTTAATTTGGTCTTCTACAGATGTTTCGGAATTTACATCAATACGCTTAAACCATTTTTCCGGCAAATTGGCTGTATCAAACAATGCCTTAGCAGACGCGTTTTTGCCGGAATCGGAAACGGTTTTTGTTAAGGTGGAAATATTATCCGTTAAGGTCTGGATTTGCTTTTGCTGGGCTTGAAGCATCTTTTTGAAAGCAGGCGGAAGATCATCCAAATCATCATCTACATCATCATCATCGTCATCAACGACCGTTTTGTTTTTCTTCCCTTTTTTGCCCTTTCCCTCTATAGGCTTGCCATCTTTCAGACCATGCTTCTTTTCATATTCAGCAATAGCATTATT